TACAAAATCAATATAAAGGTTTAAGTATTGGATTTTCTAATTCAGATACGGATGGATTATTTCAAAAAAATTATTCCACAAGAAAACAATATGCAGAGAATATTAAAAATTTAATATTAACAAGAAAAGGGGAAAGAATAATGAACCCCTTATTTGGATGTGATATTCATAGAGTTCTATTTGAACCAATAGTTGAAGGCCAAATAGAAAATAAAATTGAAACTGCAATTGAACAAGCCGTTAATTATTGGATTCCAGAAGTTAATATAGATGAAATTATTTTTGATTTTACTGAAAATGACATAGATAACCATACCATTAATTTTAATATAGTTTTTTCATTAAAATCAAATCCAGATATAACCGATAACGTAGAAGTATCAATAAAAGAATAATATAAAATGGCAATTAAATCTTTAAATAAGAATTGGGGCAATAATAACAAAGAAATAAATTATGTTGGTAAAGATTTTACCACATTTAAAGAAAACTTAGTTAATTTTGCTAAAACATATTTTCCGGATAATTATTCGGATTTTTCGGATGCATCCCCTGGAAACATATTCATTGATATGGCTTCATATGTGGGTGACGTTCTTTCGTTTTATCAGGATACTCAATTAAAAGAATCAATGTTAGCGAATGCTAGCGAAAGAAAAAATGTAGTATCAATTGCACAATCTATGGGATATAAACCAAAGTTATCTGCACCAGCTGCTACAACAATAAAGGTTTATCAAATATTACCTTCAAAAAATAATGGTGGAAACTTAGAGCCGGATTCTAGATTTTATTTAAAAATTAAAGATGGAATGGAAATAAAATCAACATCAAATTCCAATGTAATATTTAGAACAACTGATTCGGTTGATTTTGAAAATCCAATTGATAGAGAAATTGATGTGTATGAAAGAGATTCAACCGGTGCACCAACACAATATCTTATTAGTAAATTAGTAAAAGCAATATCTGCTACTCAAATAGAAACATCCTTTATAATGGGAAATGATGTCGATTATCCATCGGTTTCTTTATCAGATAGTGATATAATACAAATAGTTTCCGTTACCGATTCTAATAATAACAAATACTATGAAGTACCTTATTTGGCACAGGAAAGTGTATTTGTAGAACAGGCCAATATTTCAAGTAATACAAATTCTGATTTAAATTCCGTATCATCCATAGTTCCATATATTTTAGAAGTACAAAAAGTACCTAGAAGATTTAGTGTTAAGGTTAATTCAAATAATACTATGGATTTACAATTTGGAAGTGGAGATACATCAATGAATGATGAACAAATATTACCTAATACAAAAAATGTAGGATTAGGATTAGCAAACTCAGTTAACAGATTGAATCAAGGTATTGACCCTTCTAATTTCTTAAAAACAAATACATTTGGTATCGCCCCTACAAATACAACATTAAAAGTAAAATATTTAGTAGGTGGTGGAATTGAAGCCAATGTAAATACAGGAGATTTAGTTAGTATCATTAATATACAATTTGAAGAAGATTTATTATCATTGAGTGATGATAATTTAAGAGTATATAATCAAGCTAAAACAACAATAGCAGTTGAAAATGTAGAGCCAGCAGTCGGTGGCAGAGGTGGTGAATCAATAGAAGAAATTAGACAAAATGCATTGGCAACATTTGGTTCACAAAACAGAGCAGTAACACGACAAGATTATATAGTAAGAGCTTTGAGTATGTCTACTAGATATGGTAGTGTTGCAAAAGTATATGTTAGTCCGGATGGTGAATTGGATAATAATAGTCCTGCATCAATTTTAGCCAGTCCTAATAATATTGAAGAATTTACAAATTTAGTAGATTCTATGAAAGGAATGAAAAAATCCGAAATACAAAAGGAGTTAGTTAAATATCTTTCAAACAAAAGAACGGCAATTTCGGAAGTAAACAACCCATTTGCAATTAATATGTATGTTTTAGGATATAATGATAATAAAAATCTTACACAATTAAATCAAGCAGTTAAACAAAATCTTAAAACTTATTTAGGTGAATATAGAATGTTGACTGACGCTGTTAATATGATTGATGGATTTATTGTAAACATTGGAGTTGATTTTGAAATCATATGTTATTCAAATTTCAATAAAAGAGAAGTTTTAGCAAATTGTTTAACATTTATACAAGAACATTTCAATATAGATAATTGGACATTTAATAAACCAATTAATATTTCTGAAATTGAATTAATACTTGCTAATGTAGAAGGTGTTATGAGTGTTCCATCGGTTAAAATTAAAAACTTATGTGCGGGGGATGGTAACTATTCTCCAAACAAATATAATATAGATGAAGCAATAAAGGGAAAGATTGTATATCCTTCTTTAGACCCTTGTGTTTTTGAAGTCAAATTTCCTAACAAAGATATTAAAGGGAGGGCCTTATAATGCATAAATTATTCACATCATCATACGATGCAAGTATATATCTTCAACAACCTGACCAAAACACAGGTAGAGATGAGATATTGGAAGTAGGTAAACTCTATTATGGTTCTACTATGGATATAGCTAGAACTTTAATTAAATTTCCAATAACAGACGTTTCTCAATCGATAGCAAGTAATGTAGGAACTGGTAGTTATAAAGTATTTTTAAATTTAAAGGCCGCAAATTCCGAAGAAATACCGGTAGAGTATACAATATATGCAAACGCAGTATCTTCTAGTTGGGTAATGGGTACCGGAACTAAATTTGATAATGTAACATACGACGGGGTTACTTGGAAATATAGAAATGGATTGACGGCAACAAAATGGGTTGATTACGATACAACCGGTGGTACTGCGGTATACCCAACGACTGGAAATAGAACAACGGGTTCAAATAATGCAGAAGGTGCGGTTTGGTATTTAAGTGGTTCTGCATCACAATCATTTAATTATGAATCGGATGATGTTAGGATGGATGTAACTGGCATTGTAAAATTATGGATTAGTGGCACTATTGATAATAACGGATTTATAATTCACCACCACGAATCTGCATCCGTAAACGATGGTGTAGATTATGGTGTTATTAAATTCTTTTCAAAAGAAACACATACAATATACGAACCAAAATTAGAATTAGTTTGGAGTGATGTTTCATTTGTAACCGGTTCATTAACATCAATACCTTCTGAAAATTTTAAAGTGGTTTTGACTAATTTAAAAACTAAATACGATACAAATAGTAAAATAAAAATTAGAGTAAAGGGTGGTGATTTATACCCATTAAAATCATTTTCTAATACGTTTGTTAATAATACCATAAATTATTTACCAACATCTTCATATTATCAATTGGAAGATTATTTAACCGGAGAAGTTGTATATCCATTTGGAGAATATACTAAAATAAGTTGTGATTCAACTGGCAACTATTTTGTTATGGAATTGAGTACATTACCAATTGATAGAGTTTATAAAATAAAAACTAAAATTCAAATGGGAGGAATAGATTATATATTTGATGATAAAAATACATTTGAAATAAAATAATATGGCTTTAACATCAATAGAAGCAATAGCTGAGAAATTACAAGAAGAAAGAAAAAATAGATTAGAAGAAATATTAATTTCATCTGGTTCGCAAGCTATTGTCAAAAACGATTATGGTATAACAATTGTAGATGAAAAAAATGTAGCATCTTCTTTGGTATTTAAAGAATTAAATAAAGACAAATATGATGAAGAAGAAATCAAAAAGGCAATTGATATTGAGGTAAAAGAATTAAAACCATCAATACCTACTCCTAATTTAGATTTAGTTCCAAGACCCATATATGATAAAGAGGTAGCATTAAATGAAGATTTAAGAATAAAATTAGCAGATGTAACTGCTAAATATTCCGCTTCTCTTAATGAAATAAAAAGATTACAAACCGAAGTTACAAAAGTAAATATTGAAAAATTATCAATATCCCAAAAAGACGATTTAATTTCAAATCAATTAGAAACCGTCTCCGATAGTTTGGCAACATTTACCGAACAGATACAAGTAGCTGTACAAAAATCGGTAGAAGAATCTATATTAAGAACATCTTTACAATCACAAAATACAGGATATAAAGTTCAAATTGAAGCATTAATAAAGCAAATTGATTCTTTAAATTCAATCATCGAAGGTTTACAGGCTCAATTAGGTGCAGTTCAACAACAACAAGCTATTACACAAGGAACCGCAGCACAGGCTATGGCAGCAGGTGCAGACGTTGTTAATGATGTTGCTATTGTAAAATTACAAAACAAAACTGAACAAAATGAACCTGCTATTTTTGGTAAGGTAAATGCAAAAGGTGGAAACAAGTGGGTAAATGGTAAATCATTATCCATAACAAATAATGATAAAGGCCAAATTTCAATAAGTATAGATGTAACATACCCGGCCGGCATAAAATGGTTTAGAGTATCCGAATCTTCGTTCACAATGGAAGCTGGAGCAAGTAAGGATATAGAATTTACAATTGACGAATCTGCGGTTGCCAACGTTGATAGTAAGAAAAATAAATCATACTCACGTAGTGCAGATTATAAAGGTGGTGAATTAAAAGTATCGGTTACAAAAAGTGATAAAACTACAAAGAGTAAATCGTATGATATGAAATTTTCAAAATTACATCCAGATTCTTATTAATAAATTTTAGATATGAGTATTAAAAAATATACAAACTTTGAAAGAATTGATGGTAATGTAGATAACAAAGGTAAGTTTTTGCAAGCTGAAGATTTATTCATTGTATCCAAAAATGAAATAGAAGAAACCGATTTTGGTGAATGTAAATATGATGTAATGGAAGTATCCGTTTATGATATTAATAGTAATCTTTTACCACATAAAACAGGAAATAATGTAGCATACATTAAAACAGGTGATATAAAAAATTACATGTATAATGTAACTAACAAAGGGGGGCAGAAAGAGTTGGCAATTGACATTGAAAAACTTTTAAGTGATTTAGGATTTACAAATGGTATTTTAAAAGTTAATATTAATTTTGTAAGAAACCGAGTTGGTACTGATAATGAATTGGAAAGGACATGGATACAAGAAATATCACCTTCAAGAGAAGAGATAAGAATATTACCACTTAAAACTAAATGGGAGAATGTTAATAATAAAAACATAAAAGATTTTAGTAATTTAGGAAATCTTAATAAAGATTTTAAATATTACAAAAAAAATATATTAAATGCATTAGATTCTTTAGAACCACTTTATTTATCTAAAATAAATGATTCAATTGTAAATAGAATTGGAAACGATTTTAAAGATACGATTAGAAAAGATTTTGGATTGAGAAACTTTGACGCATTTATTAAAAAAATATTTGATGATTTTAAAGAAAGTATTAAACATTGGGTTAATAACCGATATTATGATTTAAATGATTCAACATTTGGAAAACCATCTGAAATTAGATTTATCGATTGTGACCAATATGATTTTAACTTTTTATTAGGAGGAGTTCAATCTTTATTAAATAATGCGGTAGCATATAATATAAAAACTTTAAAAAGAAGAGGTATTGATTATAAACAAGTTCCTCAAGAATTCGCAGTGGTTGAATTAAGAAAACAAATACAAAATAATTTAAGTTCATTCCAGACACCAATTGATATACGAAGAAATGTATATGCTCCGGATAAAGTAGAATTACCTGTTACGAAGGCAAGAGATATACCGGTATTGGATATTCTTCCTCCAC